ACATTTTTCACTGGCTGCAATATAATGCAGTCATGCAATCCGATCATCGCGCCGCAGTTGTAAGCCCCATGAGGCAAACGCCGCGCTTGCTGGAAAGAATGACCGACGAAAGCGCCTGCCAAAAGCAGGCGTTGTCGTATCAGCCTACCCAAAAGATGATCAAAGCAGCACTCCTAAGCGGTTGGCCCATCAAGTACTATTCCACCAAGGAATAATAGTTATTCCTAAATCGCGTAACTGATTGACAACAGATCAACAAGAAACACCTTTACAAGGTAGTGCTTTCCCTAATACGCTGAACATGATGCGACCCGCGGTAGCGAAGTGATCGCAAACAACCTACACTGTCCAGCACAGCACCAACTGATAGCAGACACTTACATGATCACCCAAAAGCAAGTCGATACAGTCATGGACATGCTAGCCAAAGGCGAACACCTGCTAGATGCACTCAAGAGAGCAGAGATAAGCAGACCTTCAGCCTGGTACAACCACTTGGCAAGCGACCCTGCACTGTCGGAAATGTACACGCGCGTGAGAGAGGCAAACTGGCAGGTGATCGGTGATCAGTTCCTGGCTCTGGCAGATGACACCAGCATCGAACCCAACTCGCGCAGGATCATGGTTGATGCACGCAAGTGGCTGCTTAGCAAGGTACTACCCAAGCAATATGGAGAACGGCTAACAGTGGACAGCACTGTCAAGCACACAGCAGACGACATGAGCAACGACGAGCTAGCAGCAATAGCAGCACAGGCCAGAAAGAAGCAGCAAGCAGGGTAGGGGGGGGTGATGCAGTGAGGTAGGGGCTGGGGTCAGTGAAAGTTGGGACCCTACTCACTGATTCTGTCCACACACTCCCTGATTCTTGCTGTGTTCTACAATGCTTTATGCTGCCAAGGAATAGCCGTTGACCACTCCTAGTCAAGCTGCTGCTGAGTTGATCAGGCGCCGGGAGGCGAAGCAGAGTCTGGAGAGTTGGTTGAGGTACAGGAAGGCTCCGTACAAGCCTGCCTTGCATCACAAGCTGTTGATAGCCGAGTTGGAGGCTGTCGAGGCTGGGATCACGAAGAACCTGATGGTGTGTATGCCACCGGGATCAGCCAAGAGTACGTATTCCTCGGTGGAATTCCCGGCTTGGTATATGGGGAAGAATCCGAAGAATCTGGTCATTGGTTGTGCGAACACGGATGACTTGGCAGAGGTGTTCTCACGCAGGGCGAGGAACATCGTGGATACGGAGGAGTTCGGGCGTGTCTTCGATGTGAAGCGGTCGGATGACAAGTGGGGGGTAGGTCATTGGGAGACGAGTACCGGGGGCGAGTATCTGGCGGCTGGTGTTGGGGCTTCGATTGCTGGGCGTCGTGGCGATCTTGGCCTGATGGACGACCCTGTGAAATCTCGGGAAGATGCAGACTCGGAGAGAAGCCGGGAGAAGGTCTGGCAGTGGTATGTGAACGACTTTCTGACCCGGTTGAAACCGAGTGCAAGCCAAATTCTAGTCATGACTCGCTGGCACGAAGATGACCTGGGGGGCCGGATACTTGAGCGGGACAAGGACAAGTGGAAGGTCATTAATCTGCCTATGGAGGCAATGGACGATGATCCGTTAGGGCGGGAACCTGGAGAGAGGCTTTGGCCTGAATGGTTCACCGAGGATATGTTGACCCTTGCCAAGCAGGATACGAGGTCTTGGTGGGCGCTGTATCAGCAAAGTCCTACAAGCGATACCGGGGACTTCTTCAAGAAGGAATGGTTCAATGACTTCGACTCTGCCCCTGCAAATCTGCGAATCTACGCCGCTTCGGATTATGCCGTCACAGAAGGATCAGGAGACTTCACGGAGCATGGCGTTTTCGGTGTCGATAGTTCCGGCAACGTCTATGTACTCGACTGGTGGCGAGGACAGAAGGCGGCAGATCACTGGATTGACCGAATGGCTGACCTGGTATCTAAGTACGAACCCTCTTGTTGGTTCGGTGAGGCTGGTCCTATCCGAAGATCGGTAGAACCGTTCATGATGAAACGCCTTTCGGAAAGAGGGGCCCACTGCAGGATCGAATGGTTGCCTAGCATCCATGAAAAAGAGGGCCGTGCTAGAGGTATCCAGGCGATGATGGCGATGGGCAAGGTGTATTGGCCCAAGTTCGCACCCTGGAAAGCGGATGTTCAGGGTCAGTTATTGCGGTTTCCTGCAGGCAAACATGACGATGCGGTGGATGTCATGAGTCTGCTTGGACGGGGGCTCAAATTCGTCAATTCGTCAAAAAGAACGATTGCGCGTAGGATATATGAACCTATCCATAGTTGGATGGGGGGATGATTAGATGACGTTCCTGAAAGTTCCCAGCGATTTCGGATCAGTCGTTACGCTGAGTGCTTCTCAGATTGCTGCTCCGACTGCATATCAGTTGAAGCAGACTCACACTACCTACGTACTGGATAGTCCTCCATATACAAGATACTGGTCCGATGGCTCTAGCCTTGTATCGAACCTATCGCTACTCTATGGACTTGTACCTTCAAGTCAAACCGCAGCGATAAACAACACGGCGCTGATTCAAACAGCGTTGAATCGTGGTGGAGATGTGAACATCATTGTTCCCGGTGTTTACTACATCAATTCAGTATTGACAGTACCGTCGAATACAACTGTCTATATAGGTTCCGGCGTCACCATTAAAGTAACGGTCGGTAGTCCGTCTGCGGTGTTCACCAACTCCGCAGCGCGAAGCATCGGAATCGCTGTGAGCGCGGCAAATGCAAGCTATACCAATGCCCCGGATGGGCAGAACTATTGCGCGGTCATCACTAGCATGGCTGCCGTTGACGCAGCTAGATTTCCTGTCAATTCGTGGGTTTCTGCTGTTGTGCTTGGTCACGGCGCTCTAGGCGTCAAGGGAACTGCTTGGGAAGGGATCGGCTATCGTGGCGTGTGGCGCGTTGTCGAGCAGACTATCAACGGCGCATCAAGTTCGATTAAGTACCTGATTCCCAACTTTTACCCAGGCAGTGCTCCTTCATCGAACAATCTGACGCTATACCCTGCCGACGAAAACATCAAGGTATGGGGGCCTGGAATCATCGACGGCAATGGATCATTGGCAGACCAGTCCTACAACACCGGGAACCCGCAGGGTAATTTGATTTGGTTGCGTCACTGCTACAACGTCACCGTAGAAGGACTGTCGTTCAAGCGTGGAGTTACATGGACGATAGGCTCTAACTACGTCCGCAACTACACCGTGCGTGGCATATCCGGAGAACTGCGTATTCCAGCAAATTTTGCCTCGGTCGATCTCGTTCATCTTTCCGGAAATCACCAAAATGTCCTGATCGAGGACATAGATGGCGGAAGTGCCGACAACGCAGTGGGCATGACAATGGACTGCCCAAGCCAGTCCAAAGGTACGGCACCGAATTTCCTGTACCAAGACCCTGGCGATATGTACGACATCACCATAAGGCGCGTGTCGGCAGATGCAATTTGTGAAGACGGTTCGTTTGGCATCGTAGCTTTGTACGGACCAGAAGCCTATATCTACCGCAACATAGTCATAGATGGTGTAAGTGGAATGGGATCGAGTGCGGTTCAGCTTTCAAATTACTCTACTACGCAACAGAACAAGCTCACCATTGATCGGATCGAGATCAAGAACGTGCGTGCGATGGTTGGATCGGCCCAAGTGGAGTTGACGACTGGTTCGGTGTTCTCGATTGGGGAATTGGTCATGGACGGCGCGATTGTTCCTCGCGAAGATACGCCGGTGTACCGAGCCTACGACACAGCGACTGGAAGCATCAGGTCGCTAATCTTTCGTAATACAACTTTTTGGCCGTATGGCGGCTCGGCATTCACGCGTACTACACCGCTGATCCGACTCGGCGGTCCTGATGTTGGAGCACTGAGCGTCTCCAACATAGAAGGAATCGTGATGGCTGCCAACATCAAATGTATTGCCGCAGATGGACCGGGTAATCTGCCAAAGATAGGGATCAGGGATTGTTCTGCGACTGGTACAGGTACAGCTCATCTATGGGGTGATACTGGAGGAGGCACAGCGGCTTCACCCGTTTACACCAACTCCACCTACAACGGAACTCCTCTATAGTTGGTATGGATCATGGACTACCTCAAAGAAGCCAAAGAGAACTACAAGGACGCTAAAGAGGCGGTCAAAGAGCAATACATCAGGATTCAGGAAGACTTCGAGTTTTCCAATCCTTCCGATCCGAAGCAATGGGATGACTGGGCTATCAAGGCCCGCACCGGTCGCCCGATGCATACCCTGGATCGCACGAATCTGTACGTCCAGCATGTCGTGAACCAGACACGGCAGAACAAGACCAGTTGCGACGTACTGCCTGCCGGGGGTGATGCGGATAACGATGTCGCCCTGCAGATCAAGGGGATCATCCGGCATATCGAATACACCTCCAGAGCGGATATTGCCTGGGATACCGCATCGGATCATCAGGTGCGGGGTGGATTGGGATGGGTACGGGTAATTCCAAGGGTGATCGACCAGGAAACCAATGACCAAGAGATTCTGATCTCACGGGTTCACGACCCACTTTCTTGTCTGCTGGACCCGAATAGCACTGAACCGGATGGTTCTGACGCAATGTTCGGCTTTGCGGAAACAAGTGTGAGCAACAAAGCATTCGACAGACTCTATCCCAATGCTAAAAAGACGGACTGGGACTCCGATGGATGGTTCGGAGAAGATACCGTACGTATATGCGAATACATGCGTATCATGGAAGAAGACGTGCAGAAGGTATCCATTATTGGTCCTGATGGCGGAAAGATGGTTCTCAATGAGTCTGACTACGCGACTTTGGTATCGCAGTTGGGATTCGAACCTCCGATCAACGCCAGATTTACGACCAAAAAACGTACAGTCAAATGGCTGAAGATGACTGGCGCGGAAATCCTCGAAGAAACAGACTATCCGAGTCAGTGGATCGGCATCGTTCCCGTCATCGGACATGAAATCTGGGTTAACGGAAAACGGTACCTCTGTGGTCTTGTCAGGCGTCTAATGGACGGTCAAAGGATGCACAACTTCGAGATGAGTGCCATGACCGAGGCCCTGATGGCGCAACCGAAGGCACCGTTCCTTGTAAGTGGACGGGCTATCGAAGGATACGAGGATGATTGGCAGCGTCTGAATAGTGGAAATCCGGCCTATCTTCCATACGCGGACCTGGATGATGATGGTCAACCGATCAATGCTCCGATTCGTCTGAGTCCACCTAACTTCCCTGTTGGATATGCGAATTCTGCTAATCTTGCCGTGCAGGAGATGGAAAACGCGGTCGGTATGTACAAATCTGCATTCGGTCAGCAGTCGAATGCCATTTCTGGGAGACGGCGGTTTACCACTTCCAGGACGCCAAACGGGTCTCTCAGACCCATGTTTACCGAATCGTGGTAGATATGTTGCCTCGCATCTACGACGTACGAAGGCAAGCACGAATTCTCGGAGAAGACGGCCAGCAAAGCAGCGTCGAGGTCAATCCAGAGATGCAAGGTGCAGTTGCCAAGCAAGGCAACAAGGTCGTTGCGATCAATCCGAGCGTCGGAAGATACGATGTTCGTGTCAAGGTCGGACCGAGCTACACCACGATCAGGGAAGAACTGGGCACGCAGTTGCAGGAACTCGGTAAGGGCAATCCGGTACTCGCTGCCGCATTGACTCCAATCCTGATGAAGCTATCGGACATGCCGGAAGCCGACAAGATCGCTCGTATTGCGATGGCGATGCTGCCTCCAGAGGTTCAAAAGGCTTACAACGAGTCGGAGACTGCCGATGTTCCGCCTGCCGTGCAAGCCGAACTTCAGCAGCAGGGGCAACAGATTCAGCAGATGTCGCAAGCGATGGATCAGGCCGGGAAGGTCATTCAACAGTTGCAATCTCAGGTATCGGAAAAGAACACCAAGGTTCAGGACGAAGCCAAGGCCGC